CAGCAAGATCAGCTTCAGCTGTATTATCGGGCCTAGCCGGCCGAGGCTCATTCTCAGTAACGATAATTCCGTCGCCGTCATTCATAAGATCATGCTCCCGTGTCGCGGTAGATATTGTATGTAGATTTAGCTCTACTTACAATCTCAGCGTCATACTGAGCTATAGTTGCTCTATAATTAGTGCGTTTCACATTAGCTTTAGAGCGCTCAGCAGCCGTTTGTAACTGCGGTGTAACAACGGCATTCGGATAATATGGCTTCAACTCTAACGCCAGATTGCGCTTAAGCGCCATCGAGTAGCCAATTGGAAGACCCATCTCAACAGTAAGATCTTCAAAACGCGCTAGCTCCAGATAACTGTCGAAAAACGCTTGCCAACCAATATTAGGAATAGGAAAGAAATTTAAAATCCCCCAAGGCATCTGGGGATCATACCAAAGATACAGAGGAACGTTGGCGTTAACACGCAATATATTACCGATCTGATTCCATCGGTCACGATTAATAACTTCGAGTGGATACCGATTAGCAGTTTGATCAAAAACGTAAGCAGTGCCAAAACCATGAGTAAGCCTGATCGGTCTCGGGCCGTCGATCATCGCGCCAGGGCCGATCGTATACTGATATGTGCCAGGGATAAACGTAAGCGATTGTTCGAGAGTCGCATAGGTAGCAAGAGACTCGTTAGACCAAGACTCCAGCATATCATTAAGGGTCTTAAATCCTCGGGCCATATCAGCAGGGAGAATAATCTCTCCTGGCGAATAAACCTGAATACTTTGGAACGCGTCTTCAATAATTTGCGCTGCTGTATCGGCCAACTGTCAGTCCCTTATGCTATAGAGCAACCTGGGTTTTACAATCAATTCCCAATCTGTCTTATCGAAAAAATCGGCGTCATAATAAATATACGTTTCCCGCTTTGGGCTGAAAAAAACCACAGCGGGAGACTCTAATATGTGAGTTCCATAAGCATTCAATCTCTTAAAGATTCCTTTTCGAACAGTAAAATCTCCTGGTAGCTCATGCGGAAAATCTTCCCAAAGGGGAAGATTATAAATATTTCCGGACATAAACAGAATCTAGCCTTTAACTCTCTTGAGTCTAGGATTAGCTTTTTTCGCCGCTGGAGAAGCTTTCCTTGCCGCGGCCGCGAGAACAGCACCAGGGTTATTGACCTTACCAGAGATTTTCTTTTCAACAGCCTTAAAACCTGGGTGCTTAGCTGAGTGTTTCATAACGAGATCTCCTATTGTCTCGGCGTATTACCGGGCGCGACGGGCTCTATATTACGCTTTGACATCGCTCTCGAGAGCCGGTTCGTATAAGTAAGCGTAGTTTTACTTTGTTGGGCTTGCGCAACGAGCTCAGGAGTAACCTGAGTAGAGCCAAAGTACGAGTTAAGGAAGATAGCGAGATTGCTGCCCAATGCCATTTGTTGGCCAGGGGCTAGGATATAAGCTTGCGTCGGAGTAGCAAAGTTTGGTAAAGGATAAGCCCCATTAAACACCGCCGTCATAGCAACGTCAGGCACGGGCGCGAAAGCATCTATTGCCCACGGAATCCGCGGGTCGTACCACATAACGGTCGGTGTCGTAGGATAATCGGTCGGTTTAGGTTTGTATAGCGCGTACCACTCCAAAGAAGTGATCGAATTAGCATAAGAAACAAAACTATTGTCGCTGCGAGTAATCTGAACTTGATTCGGGCCGATTGGCACGTACGCCGGTTGTGCTATGGGAAGATTCCCAGCCGGGCCTATCGTGTAGCTAATAAAACCGGCCAAAAGATTAATCGTAATCGGAGCGAGCTGATAAAGAAAGATACTGTCGTCATTCCACTGGTCAATAAGATCGATAAGCCCCTGAAAACCCCGAGAAGAGTCGGCAGCAGAAAGGGTCTCGCCCGGCGCGTAGATATTGAGCTTCTGAAGAGCGTCAATCACAATATCATTCGCTGTGACAGGAGTTTCGGCCAAAACTACATTCCCGCGTCTTTAGGATAGACAAGATTATTATTCTTATCGAACAAATAATCCCCTGTCCACGAAGGAGCTTCAGGCGTAGCATACTTACTTTGGTTACTAAAGCTTTCGTGATAAGGTGTCTTATATTTATCAGGAAAATGAAGCGTAGTCGGGTCCTGTTTTGCTTCTAAATCGCCTGCTTTCATATCTTTCCAGAAGCCTCGCATATCATAGTCTTGCATGGATTGATCAGGCGGGAAATGAAGATAATACGGGATCTTGTTTTTCCAAACCCAACCCTGGAATTCTTGTTCTTGTCGCGGCGATAGCTTAGTCTGATAACTGCCACGCTTAGCCCAAGCGCGATTACGAGAGTAATTATCCTTTAGAGCTTGAATTTCCGGATCAACATCAACGTCGGCCAAAACAGATTAACTTGCTAGACGAGTAGAGGATTTCTTAGCTTCAGGAAGCTTAATTGGCAGCTCCAGCTCAGGTTCCTTTTCTTTTTCCTCTTCTTTTGGCGCCCACTTAGCTCTCGCCGCGAGCTCTTCAGCAGGATTCTTTATCAAAACACTCTCGCCACTTGGTTTTCCATCTTTATGAACCCACATGGGATACTTATTCGGATCAGGAGCGACAGGAAACCTCGGATCAGTAACTAGAACGCCATTTTCCCACCTTGGATAATCTGGCGTCGGGGTAAGATCCGGAGCGGCCGGGTCGCGCGCAATTAAAACCCCATTTATCCACTTCGGGTATTCATCTGGAGAGTATTCCTCTTCATCCACGGTACCATTGAGCGCGCTCTCTAGTGCTTGGCGATTATAGTTGCCGGCCGGCGCGTAACCTTTGGAAGACCAAAGTTCCTCTTCAACATCATCACTAACGGTAACGTCAGGAAACTTAGCTGGAACACTCGGTATAACAAAAGTGCCCTTAATCCTACCGTCCTCAATGCGCGCTTCAATACGGCTCGGAGTTTCAGGCTCATACTCCGGGTGCCGCATCATCTTAGGATACTCGTGATGATCCTTCATAACAGGAGAAGGTTCGCCAAACCTAAGATAACCTTTGGCACGGTATTCGGCTTCAGACAGAGCCCCATTAACAGTAACACCAGGGAACTGCTCTGGAACAGAGATTTCGTTCCCTGTCGCAATCTTAGCCGCCCGATGCTGCGGATGAACTAACGTAACCGGGTATCCTGGTTCGACAGCCATAAAATAAATTCCTTATTTGTTAGCTTTTAAGATAAACGCAAGCTGATGTTCGCTAGATTTCTGGTGTGCCAAAAGCTCCCAATCAGCCTTGTAGTACCAACGAAAGTCACTCAACGGAGAACCGGAATCGATCTGAGAATAAGATTTCTGCGACAAGAACGTTAAGCACTCCAGACCAATTATTCTTGTGTGACTGGGATCGCCCCAGGCCCAAGGCGAATCGAACAAAGGTGTAATCACGTGGAACGTGCAACCCGGCTTTGCAATGCGCCAAAACTCAGTAAACTGATCAAAGAAGAATTCCCAATCCCCCTGGCGACCAAGGTGCTCCAGAACACAATACGCATGGATCTCAGAGAACGTATCGGCGCGAAATGGATAAGGAAGATCTTCCAAATCGTGAATAACATCCGGTTCGCACTCAATATAACGATCAAGAGTAATTAAATTTTCCCAATCCTCGCGCCCAGGCAAAGCAACTTTCTTATCGCGGCTATGGCCACAACCCAAGAGAAGCTCAGTCATTAGCTGGCTTTCTTAATAATCATCTTAGGCGAGGCTAGCTCAGCAATCTTTTTCTGTAGTGCATCGTTGAAGTTGCCTTTCCAAGCTTTCGAGCCCCGATGAGTAAACTCAATATCAGGGTCTACCCAAGCATCGAAACCAAGTCGAGATGCCATAATCGTGAAGAAAAAGTCCTCGCCCCACCACCGGCCGATTTTACCGCCGGGTTCATCAGGAACAAAACCAGTGCGAAAGATGTCCCAATGCCAAACTTCGCCCCGAACAGAGTCAATAGACGGGTACTTGCCGCTATCATCGGCACAAGCTTGCAAAACCTCTCGTTTTATACACATAAAGCCCGTTGGAGCCAAACGCAACAAATAAGCCCCATTACGAGAGATAGGAACTACACTCCCGTCGTCCTTCTTCTCGAAGATAAGCTCAACGGGCCACTCTTCAAGATCGCTTTTCTTAGGATAAACCCCGCAGACAACGGGGCCAGATCTCATAACGATCCTGAGAGCCGCTTCCGCAGGCCAACCAAGGTCATCATCGAGAAAGAACAAGTAGTCAGCGTCCGGATGATCAACCAGGAACTCGCTGGCTAGCTTATTCCGGGAGTTATGAATATACGGGCTCCCACCAGCGTAACGGAAGACAGTTTCGATACCCGAGGCAAAGAAAAGCGCCTGAGTATCAAGCGCCGAAATCTGAAACTCCAAGCAGGGGTGCCGAGAATATGTCGGCACCCCAAAGACGACCTTCAAAGTAAGTTACTCCTGAGCATATAAGGAAACTCCTTAGGCTCCGGGCGAATCAGCAGCC